AGAGACTGAATTTGATGTTAGTGCGGTGGATTTAAGTGGGGTGCTCAATACCTCCGCTGAAGAGAAAGCCAAACAAGTGCCTGATCCCGCGACGTACCACTTGCTGTGTATGTTGCCCAAGGCCGAGGAAGAAATGGGCGAATCTGGAATACTCTATAAAACTGCCTCAATGATGGCAGCCGAGGAGTTACTTTCTCCCGTGTTGTTTGTGGCCAAAATTGGCCCAGATGCGTTCAAAGACGCGACCAGATTCCCATCTGGCCCAAGCTGCAAGGTTGGTGACTTTGTGTTAGTACGTCCTAACACGGGAACCCGCATGAAGATTCACGGTACAGAGTGGAGACTCATCAATGATGACTCCGTTCAAGCGGTTGTGCAAGACCCCCGTGGCATTCAGCGTCCTACCTTTTAAGGAGTGAATCATGGCTAAAGACGATGATTTTAAATTCCCCGACGAGGTAGAAACCAAAGCCGACAAAGACGAAGAAAAAGTCGAGTACGAGATTGAAGGCGAAGGTGAACCTGAAGTTGAGGTTGTAGACGACACCCCCGCGCAAGACCGTGGTCGCAGGCCCATGGAAGATCCCCCCAAGGATTTTGCCGAGGATGAACTGAACAAATACGATGAAGGTGTGCGCAAGCGCATCCAACATTTCACAAAGGGATACCACGAAGAACGCCGTGCAAAAGAGACGGCGGAGCGTGAAAGAGAAGAAGCCCTGCGTATTGCGCAGGCTGTTGTTGAGGAGAACAAAAAGCTCAAGGGCTCTTTGAATTCTAATCAGCAAGCCCTGTTGGAACAGGCTAAAAAAGTAGTTGGTAACGAGGTTGAAAAAGCCAAGGCCAGATACAAAGAAGCCTATGAATCGGGCGACTCTGACGCCATCGTAGATGCGCAGGAAGCATTGATCGCCGCTAAGTCCAAGATGGAGCGCGTGAACAATTTTAAACCCGCCCCTTTACAGGAAGAAAAAACTGAGGTACAAATACCTCAACAAGTTACTACACAGCCAGCGCCAGACCGAAAGGCCCAAGCTTGGCAATCAGAAAATAAGTGGTTCGGTTCTGATGATGAGATGACTAGCTTTGCTCTTGGACTCCACACCAAGCTAGTTAAATCTGGAGTTGATCCTCAGTCCGACGAGTATTACGAGAAGTTAAATTCTCGAGTTAGACAAGTTTTCCCAGATCAGTTTGAGTCTGAGAAACCGGTGAATGCGCCTACTTCGCCGAAAAAATCAAACGTCGCACCTGCGACCCGTAGCACAGCGCCTAAAAAGATCGTGCTTACGCAGACACAGGTGAATATCGCCAAGCGGCTTGGAGTTCCGTTGGATCTCTATGCACGTAAGGTTGCGGAAGAACAGTTAAGGAAATGAAAATGGAAAAGTCAACACGTTTAGCACGAGAGCTCGATACCCGCGAGAAGATGGAGCGCCCCAAGCAGTGGATGCCCCCTCAACTTCTGCCCGATCCCAATCCGGAACCGGGTTATGCGTTTCGCTGGATTCGTATCAGCTCACAAGGCAAAGATGACGCCACTAACATTTCTGGAAAACTACGCGAAGGCTGGGAACCCGTTAGGGCTTCTGACCACCCAGAGATTCGTTTGTTTGGTTCTTCAAATGCGAAGTTCCCTGACAGCGTTGAAGTGGGCGGTTTGTTGCTCTGCAAAACACCTGTGGAGTTTACTGACCAGCGAAATGAGTACTATCGAAAACAATCGGAAGCTCAGATGGCCTCAGTAGATAACACCTACATGCGCGAGAATGATCCACGGATGCCTATGTTCAAAGAACGTAAGTCCACGGTCACTTTCGGAAAAGGTATTTAATTTTTTTGGAGTCTTAAATGGCATATCCTACCGTTTCTAAGACGTATGGTCTGAAGCCAGTCAACCGACTGGATGGTCTGCCCTACGCCGGAGCGATCCGTCAAATCCCTATTGCAGCTGGCTACGCTACTGCAATCTTGAATGGTGACACCGTTAAGGTTGACACCAATGGCTACTTGGTAGCAAACAACACTTCTAACTCTGGCGACAGCGTTGGTGTGTTGGTTGGTTGCTCTTACACAAATTCGAGCGGTCAATTCACCAATGGTCAGTACTACCCTGCTGCCCAGTCTACATCTACACAATTGGCCTTCGGCTTTGTTGTGGATGACCCCAACGCGGTCTTCCGTGTTGCAGCTTCCAACGGTCAAACCTCAGTTCCCACAGCTTATAGCCGTGCTCTGGTTGGTTCTAACGTTGCGTTGTCTATCAACACTGGTAGCACCAACACTGGTGATTCTTACTATGGTATCGACGGTGCATCCGCTGGTACTACAGCAACTCTCCCAATTCGTGTGATCGACGTTGTGCCTGATACAGCCACTGGTGCACCTAACGTAGCCGCTACGACTTATTTTGAATTCTTGGTCAAGTTCAACTTGCACCAATATACTGATACCACCGGTATCTAAGGAGTAACAAATGGCTATTTCACGCGCACAACTGTTAAAAGAACTCTTGCCCGGTCTGAACGCTTTGTTCGGCCTTGAGTACGCTAAGTACGGCGAAGAGCACAAAGAAATCTACGAAACAGAGTCATCTGAGCGTAGCTTCGAAGAAGAGACAAAGCTTTCTGGCTTCTCTGCTGCACCTGTCAAGAACGAGGGCTCTGCCATTCAGTATGACAATGCACAAGAAGCATGGACTGCACGTTACACCCACGAAACCATTGCGATGGGCTTCTCCATCACTGAGGAAGCTGTGGAAGATAACTTGTATGACAGCTTGTCTTCACGCTACACCAAGGCTTTGGCCCGTGGTATGGCTTACACCAAGCAAGTTAAGGCTGCTTATGTGTTGAACAACGCTTTCAGCGGTGGCCCAACATACGGCGACGGCCAAGTTTTGTGCTCAACAGCACACCCCTTGGTTTCTGGTGGCACTAACAGCAACACACCTTCAACTCCTGCCGACTTGAACGAAACATCGTTGGAAAACGCTGTTATTCAGATCGCTGCTTGGACAGACGAGCGTGGTTTGCTGATCGCCGCTAAGCCTAAGAAGCTGGTTGTTCCTCCTTCATTGATGTTCGTTGCTACCCGCTTGCTCGAGACCGAGTTGCGCGTTGGTACTAACGACAATGACATCAACGCATTGAAGAACAACGGTTCTATTCCTGATGGCTACACCGTTAACCACTTCTTGACAGACACCAATGCTTGGTTCCTGTTGACCGACGTGCCTAACGGTTTGAAGCATTTCGTTCGTACCCCCATGTCTACTGGCATGGACGGTGACTTCGACACAGGTAACGTTCGTTACAAAGCCCGTGAGCGTTATAGCTTCGGCGTGTCTGACCCACTGGGTATCTTCGGTTCACCCGGAGCCTAATATTTCTTCGTAAATATTTGAAGAGGGGGCCTTGTGCCCCCTTTTTATTTGTTGTATATTGCAACCACCCCGGGGTTCCCGGTGCATCAAATTGACCCGGCAAACGACATACCGATTGATGCGCTGATCTTGTATGTAAGGACAATTTATCATGGCAATTTCTACCACACAAAGTATTTGGCGTTCAGGTGGCGGCGATCAAACGCGCACCGCATATTGTGGCTCCGGCTTGATGGCCGCGCAGTTCTACATCTCTGGCGCTGATGCTGCAGGTACAGCAGTATCTGTTTCTTCTACTGACACCTCTGACGTTATTTTGCCCGCTGGCGCTATCGTTGTTGAGATTCAAGCTATCTGCGCTGCTACTGGCGGCACAACTCCTACATTCGACATGGGCTTTACTTTGTACGGTACTTCTACTGCTACAAACACTGGCTTGGTGTCTGCTGCTGTTGCTACAACCGGCAAGTTGGCAATTAACTTGGCCACAGCTACTGCTGGCGCAAACATGGGCACCACAATGTCTACAACCAGCTTGGTAACTATCACCGGCGGCGGTACTTCTGGCGATGCACCTACTGGTGGTTCTATCTCCGGTACGATTTTGTACTTCGTTGCTGATCCATTGCTCGGCCAACAAAACGTCTAATTGATCTAGGGGGCTTCGGCCCCCGTTTTAAAGGAGATTAATTATGTCGATGCAAACTGATATATTAGCTGGCACGCTTGTAGAGAGCGGTTTTGTTTACACAAGTCGCACTCGTGTAAAAGGCATTTCATTAAAGGGCGGCGCAAGTGCGGGCTTGCTAGAGATTTTTAGCACCACCGCAGCGCCCGTATCCGCAACATATGCACGCTCGGGAACAACTGTTACCGTAACAAAAACAGGTCACGGCCTTGTGACGGGCGATCAGATTGGTTTGTCTTTTGCTACCGGCACAGGCGGTACAGCAACAGATGGAAATTACACAGTTACAAGATTAACTGCGGATACTTTCACCATTACAGACATTAACTCTGGCAGCATTACAGCTGGCGCAGCTTGTAAGTATGGCGACCGTTGGATTATGACGTACCGCACTGTTTCTGGTGATACGTTCTTGAACTACTGGCTCTTACCCGGTGAAGGCATATTGGCCCCAAACGGCGTGTACATGGTCATTTCTAACTTAACCGCAGCTTCAATTTTTTATGGCTGAAACCAAACAAGCAGTTCTGGCAGGTCGCAAGTTATTCATTGCGATCCCTGCGTATGACGGCAAAATCAACATCAAGCTTGCTTACAACATTGCGGCGTTAATGCCCAAGGCGTTGCAGTTTGGTGTGTCCGTCAATATGGGCGACGTATCAGGATGCTCAATCATCACCATGGCTAGAAACCAATTGGTGCATGAGTTCCTGAAGTCCGACGCCACAGAGCTGCTGTTTATTGATTCCGATGTTATTGCTACGGCAGATGACATCTTGCGCTTGATGGCGCAGAGTGGGGGCAAAGACATTACCGCTGGTATGTACCCACGCCGGTCTAAAGACCGGAACTTCTTTGCTGATCTGTACTTTGACGAGAACGAAGACCTTGAGTTTGATGGTTCTCTGATGCGTTTAAAGCGCGTTGGTACAGGTTTTATGTTGATTCAGCGCCACGTCCTAGAGACAATGGTTGTTGCGCATCCTGAGTGGTTTTATGACTTCAAGGGTGAGAGCATTTGCAGTGTGTTTGATTTCAAGATTGTTGATGGTCATTACCTTGGTGAAGACTATTTGTTCTGCGATCGCGCACGCGAGCACGGCTTCAAGATTTATGCGGATGTAGACATTAGTTTGCCGCATGTTGGCACAGACACGTTCGAGAATAACTTCCGTGAAGAGGTAGTAATGCCTTTGCTGGAAGCTATCCGTAAGACCAAACTGAAAGTAGCAAATGGCTAAGACACCAGCATGGCAGAGAAAAGAAGGCAAATCGGAGAAGGGTGGCTTGAACGCCAAAGGTCGAGCCTCTGCGAAAGCGCAAGGCATGAATTTGAAACCGCCCCAGCCCGAAGGCGGCTCCCGGCGCGACTCTTTCTGTGCGAGGATGAGTGGGATGAAAAAGAAATTAACCAGCGAGAAGACGGCCAAAGATCCAAACTCACGCATCAACAAAGCTCTTAGAGCTTGGAATTGCTGATATGGAACTAATGGTCTGGAACGTTATTCTTTCCTTTGCATCAGGCCTTCTGATGTTTTGGGTAAAGGTGTCTCATGACGAAGTGAAACGCCTGAGCATTCTTTTAAGCAAAACTCGTGAAGAGAATGCTGAAAAGTTTGTGACTAAGAATGACATGCACGCGGATATAAACCGGGTGTTGTCCCGTTTAGACAGACTTGAGAGCAAGATCGACGACTTCATGAAGGAGCAGCGAAGTGCCCTCGGTTAGTAAAAAACAACACAATTTCATGGAAGCGGTGGCCCACAATCCAACGTTTGCCAAGAAAGCAGGCGTCCCACAGTCCGTGGGCAAAGACTTTTCAGCGGCTGATAAGGGCCGTAAATTTGCAAAAGGTGGCGATATGAAACACGAAGACGTGAAGATGGACAAGAAGATGATGCAAAAGGCCGTGAATAAACACGAAGGCCGTTTGCACAAAGGCGCAACTATGACTAAGCTAGCCAAAGGTGGCATGGCTGCATCTAAGATGGGCGCAGTTAAAACCGCTGCTCCTAGCCGTGACGGTATTGCTTCTAAGGGCAAGACCAAAGGAACAATGATTGCCATGAAACGTGGCGGAAAGTGCTAAGGAGATAACTATGCCTATGACCCCCGCAGCAGCAAAAAAATACAAACCTCGTCGTCCTGATGTCACTATTGATGATGTCATTACGCCTGAGACTCGTGCAAAAATGCGAGAAGCTAAATCTGAAGCCGCCGACGCTAAAACTGCCGCTGACACTGAAGCTGCATATAACAAAGCCTCTGGTATGAAGAAGGGCGGCTATGTCAAAGCTGCTGATGGTTGTTGCACCAAGGGTAAAACTCGCGGCACTATGGTCAAAATGGCCGGTGGCGGTTATTGCTAAGGAGTAATCATGGCTACAAGATGGGACAATCTACCCGGACTTAGAGACGATGTCTTTGCCCGCGATCGTGAAGATACTGCCAAGGCCAAAAAGGGCCGTGAGGTAGATTCTTCTAAGCTTAAAGGCGGCGCTAAAGAAGCTGTACGCGAAGCTGGTCAACGCGCTGAAAACCGTAAGATCGGTCGTCGGGGCGCTGGGTTAGGTGCTCTTGAAGCTGGTTACATGATTGGTCGTGAGATTGACGAAAAGACTGGCCTTGGCAAAAAGATGGTTGATAAGTCTGGTCTTGGTAGCCTTGCTGAGAAAGCTGGCAAGCCACGCGACAAAGTTGAATTGACCAAGAGCGCTAAAGAGCGCTTGCAGGACGAAGAGATTGCCCAGATGCGCCGTGATACTGACGCTGATGAAAAAGCCCGTAGAGAGTATTCAGGTCGCTATGCGGATGGCACACGTTTGCCAGACGAAGAACCCTACAAAGGTGACGGCATGAAAAAAGGTGGCAAGGTTCGTGGCTGGGGTATTGCACGAGGCGCTCGCAAGGCGAAAATGCGATGATGGCAAGCCGTGGAATGGGCGCTATCGCCCCGAGCAAGATGCCCAAAGGCGTGAAAAAAGCTCGTCGTGACGATACTGACTTCACTCAATTTGCTGAAGGTGGTAAAGTTAACGCTGCTGGCAACTACACGAAACCCGGTCTGCGTAAGCGGATTGTGTCTCAGGTAAAAGCTGCAAACACCCACGGCACTGGAGCAGGCCAATGGTCTGCCCGTAAAGCACAACTTGTAGCTAAGAAGTACAAGGAAGCTGGCGGGGGTTATCGAGATTGAAAGCGCCTCAGAAATCATTGAAGGACTGGGGCGACCAGAAATGGAGAACCAAAAGTGGTAAACCGTCTAGTAAGACTGGTGAGCGATACCTTCCTGAAGCTGCGATTAAATCTCTCAGCCCTGCGGAGTACGCTGCAACTACCAGAGCAAAAAGAACCGGCAAAAAAGCCGGAAAGCAATTCGTAGCGCAACCTAAAGCAATAGCAAAGAAAACGGCAGGATTTAGATGACTACTACCGGAACCACACTCTTTAACATGGACTTCACGGAGATCGCCGAGGAAGCGTGGGAGCGTGCGGGCCGTGAAATGCGTTCTGGTTACGACCTGCGTACAGCTCGTCGTTCAATGAACTTGATGACTGTCGAGTGGCAAAACAAAGGTATCAACATGTGGACGATGGAGCAGGGTGTTATTAACCTGACTCCCGGCTTAGCCACGTATGCACTGCCGACTGACACCATAGACTTGCTTGAGCATGTGATCCGCACGGGTCAAAACACTTCATCTACTCAAGCAGACCTAACAATTACACGTATTAGTGTTTCTACTTATGCGACCATTCCGAACAAACTTAGCCAAGCCCGACCAATCCAAGTCTGGATCCAAAGGCTTTCTGGCGAGACTAATCCAACGGCTGCGGTCTTGGACGGAGCCCTCACTTCCACGGACACCACGATCACGCTTAACACGGTGGTTGGGCTAGCTGGATCAGGCTTTATCCGCCTTGGTACTGAAGATATTTACTACACATACGTATCAGGGAATACCCTAGGTGGTGTATTCCGTGGTCAAAACAACACAACTGCAGCGGCTCAAGCAGATGGTACGGCGGTCTTTGTGCCCCAACTACCTGCTGTGACAGTGTGGCCAACCCCAGATAACAGCACCCCATACCAATTTGTGTACTGGAGACTCCGCCGAGTGCAAGACGCTGGCGCTGGTGTGGAAACTGCTGACATGAACTTCCGCTTCTTACCTGCTTTGGTGTCTGGTTTGGCGTATCACATCGCTGTGAAAACCCCAGAGTTGATGCCCCGCATTGAGATGCTCAAGCAGATGTACATGGAAACGTTTGAGACTGCTGCTGGTGAAGACCGTGAAAAAGCCGCGCTTCGTCTTGTACCTCGTCAGATGTTTATTGGTAGTGGTGGTGGCTACTAATGGGAAATAGATTTGCATCAGGCAAGATAGCGATTGCTGAGTGCGATCGCTGTGGCCAACAATACAGACTGAAGCAGCTTAGAACTGAGATTATTAAGCAGCGTAAGTATCAGTTGTTGGTTTGCCCCGAGTGCTGGGATCCCGATCAACCGCAGTTGATGCTTGGGACTTTCCCTGTAGATGACCCACAAGCTTTGCGTAACCCCCGCAAGGACACAACGTATGTGACTTCTGGCGTAAACGTTAATGGCTATACATCAGGTGGTTCGCGGGATATTCAGTGGGGCTGGTACCCAGTTGGTGGGGCAAGTTTAAATGATGCAGGATTGACGCCAAACTACTTGGTGGCAACCACATTTGTTGGTACAGTTACAGTATCTTAAGGAGATTGATATGGCATACACACGATCAGCCGACGGCATCGCTAAAAAAGGCAAGACCGTAGGTAAAAATTACGGTGACAGCGGCCCTATGGCCAAAGAAACCATGGGCGGCAAAAAGACTAAGGGCGTGACTGGCGAAGCTATGCGTGCCGTAGGTCGCAACATGGCCCGCGCTAACAATCAAAAGCGAGGCTAATCATGGCTACATACAGCAAGAAAATGATGGGCAAGGAAGTTGGCGATGCCAAAGTCTATGCCAAGCCACACACAATGACAGGTAAAGCTGTCAGCGCGTCTGAGAACCCCGGTAGTGGCCCTAACCATAGCAACGCAAGCACAGTCAATATGTCTGTGGGCGCAGTTACACGTAGAGACCAGCCCGGTACAAAAACTAGCGGCATCAAGGTGCGCGGTACTGGCGCAGCTACTAAAGGTTTGATGGCACGCGGCCCTATGGCTTGAGGAACACATGAACTACGCCGACCTCGTCACGCAGGTAAACGATTACTGCGAGAACTCTTTCCCAACTGACAACATGAATGTTTTCATTCGTCAGGCGGAGCAGCGCATCTACAACACTGCGCAGCCAGCAAACTTGCGAAAGAACGTGACAGGCGTACTGACCACTAACAATAAATACCTTCAGTGCCCGTCAGACTTTCTGTCTGTATATAGCCTTGCCGTATATCCATACAACACCACAACAGCCACCGGTACATCTGGGGCTAAAACAATTGTGGTGGCGAGCACAACAGGTATTGCAGTGGGTCAGCAAGTGACCGGCACAGGTATTGGCGTAAATGCTCAGGTTCGTAGTATCGCTAGCACAACCATTACTTTGACTGTTGCTAACAGCGGCACGGTGTCTGGCTCTGTGGTGTTCCAAGGTGACTACCTGTACTTGCTGAACAAGGACGTGAACTTCATCCGTGAAGCCTATCCTTTGTCTGCGTATGCGTCTGAGCCTAAGCACTATGCAATCTTTGGCCCTCGCTCGGACGATGTGAATGAGTTGACGTTCATTGTTGGCCCAACCCCTGCGGCTGCATACAACGCAGAGCTTCACTACAACTACTACCCAGAGTCTATTGTGACTGCCGGTACTACTTGGCTTGGCGACAACTTTGATTCTGTGTTGCTGTACGGCACTATTTGCGAGGCCCTCGTTTACATGAAGGGTGAAGGCGACATGATGAAGGTTGCGCAAGATCGCTATGTACAAGCTATTGCTCTGTATAAAAACTTGGCAGATGGCAAACAGCGTGCTGATGCTTATCGTGACGGCCAACTTAGGACGGCTGTTTCATGAGCTACATCTTACAAACCCAGACAACCAGCTTCAAAACGCAGTTGTATACGGGCGTTCACAACCTGCTCACGGACACGCTCAAGATTGCGCTGTACACGGCCAATGCTGATCTAAACGAAGCGACCACTATTTACACGACCTCTGGTGAAGTGACCGGTGGTGGTTATGTAGCTGGCGGTGTGACCCTAACAGGC